TTTGGTCAACGTCAGTTGGCTATCGTGAGAATTAAGGGACTCTTCGACGATGGAAAAATACTACTACACGAGGTCAGGTTAATGCAACACAAAAAGCTCAAATTTGAGTTATTTTTATTTACGGAAGAATGATCAAGGCTTAATTATGAGTATTATGAAGGATACAAAAAGAGCTTAGCGCAAGTTTATCTAACGCATCAAACTGGTGTGTAATACTGTCGTTGTGCTTAGCGTAACATTCAAAGTAAGTTTGTTTTCTCACCCCAATGGCCTCGAACAAGTTTCGCTGCAAACAATCGACAAACTCACGGCGGGTAAGGCGTTCAACCAACATTGTTTGAACTTTTTCCTTTGTTGGCTTACGGCAATTCTCTAACGGCAGCTCATCAACCAAGACATTAACCAACGAAGGCACCAAGCTAGATGATGGATTCTCGCCATAACGATAGACCAACCACTTAGCCAGGTGCGAAGGTAGCTTTTGAATGGTTTTTTCAACTCTTAAATGCTCAAACACATCCTCGGAACAATTAAGTTTTGAGGTTCCTTTACGGCGAGAGCTCGTTGCACTTAATGGTTCAGCTGGGCGTTCGTTGTCGTTGGTGACACGCTTAGTGCTACCAACGTTAAAAATCGCCCTTTCTGAACCATCGTTAGATTTCGACGGCTGATAAGTGGCGAGCGCTTCCATGATCAGCGCGCGGTTTTCTTCCAATAGCTCTTCGTCGCTGATCATTTCGTTACTCGGCCTCGCTCGTTGAAAAGTTATGGATGTTATGGCGCGCACCTACTGCGCCCGTTCCTGCGTTTATCTTTCTTGCTTCGTCTATAGATTTACGAGCCAAACCCAATAAGCTATCGATCATTTGATTTGAGCTCTCTAGGCTATCCTTTTCATCGTACTTGCCATCATGAGCTGGCTCTGCAGTGCTTACCATTGAGGCAACACTTTCAAGCACCTCGTTAAGTGATGCTTCACAGGCCGTCCCATTGTCTATTTGAGGTAATGTGTCTAGGAAACCATGCACTGCGTAGATTTCTTGCAAAGCCGCTTCACGCACCTTCTTAGGCAAGCAATCCAACCACTGCCACTTCCAACTAAGCGGCATCGGGTGGGTGCCTTTTATGTAACGGTGAACTGTACGTGAAATGCTTGCTACCCAATTTTCATACTCAGGTACAGTGGGGTTTTCAGGGGCAAACTTTTTCAATCGCGGGGCAAGCATATCGACTGCTAGAGATTTAACCGTTTCGTTACTGGTGAACAACCAAGCTTGTGTATGACGGATGATGATTTCTGATTCGTTTGGATATTGTTTATTGTTCATTTTAAGAGTCCCTTTACTGACGTTTAAATGTAAATAGCTCATATTTGAGCTTTATTTTAGCGTAGATTTTCGACAGTGGGTAGTGAGTTATACCTATGTTTGAACAATGTTTTGAGGTTGGCTTAGCCAATTACGAGAGGAACGTACAAAGCTGAATATTGAATCACCGTGTCTTCACACCGTCATCAAAAGGTTTCCATTTGTAACATATAGTGATTTTAACGGTAAAAAACACTCTAAAAACGTTCTTATGATCACGAGATGTTTTATAATCAAATAAAACGGAACATAAAAAAATAATAAAAAAACTGGGGCTTACCAGTGGCTTACTGCGCGCTTTTTTCTGAGCGAGTTGATTAAACACACATAAATACAATGAGTTGCAGCCCTTTTGGGGCAAGGAAACATAACAAATTGTTTAAGTGGACACCGAACGCATGGCGTTTTTACTATGCGTTAGTCACCCCTTAACAAGGCGTTAAATAACAAAGCATTTAAGAGTGATTCCCAACGCGTGGCATTTTTTGTCTTGAGTTGGGTTTGGTGATTAAGGTGGTTCGATTTATCGATACCTGCTGGTTATTCGCAACTTAATTGGGCGTTACATTGATATAGGAGTACAACCATGCCAGAAGCACATGAGGTTTTTGCAGCAATCCGAAAATCTAAGAAACTGAAACAGAAAGATTTCATTGGTATTGCAAGCCGTGCGACTATCGGCAGATTTGAGCAGGGTGAAGGCGATTTACCAACACAGGTACTTATTCGCGCACTGAGAAAAATGAACATCACTTTAGGTGAGTTTGTCACCCGTATGGAAACGGAAGAGACACACGGTTATCACACTAAGAATGTGAATATTTTGAACTGGGCTGATATCGGGAAAGAAGAACCAGAACCGCAAGGCACTGTGTTCTATCCAAACGGAACCAAGCTTGAAAGCTACGCGCTTAAGGTTCGTGACGCTGCAATGATATCCCCTGACTTTGCTATGAATTACCCTGTGGGTTGTTTCATCATCGTAGAGCCAATGAAATCAGTAAACGACAATACTTTGGTGATTGTTAAAGCAGGTGGAACATTCCACTTTAGACGCAAGTACCGTGGTAAATACGTTCCTGCAAATAATGAGTTTGAAACCATAGAGAAAGGTGAAGTAGTAGGGCGCGTTGTCGGTTGGGTTGGTAATGGTTAACCGTCGAAATCTGACGAATTTTTTATGTTTTTTTAACCAACAGTGCGCCTAATTGTTCCAGTTCTCGCTTCTGGCATAAGATGGTTTGCCCATCTTGCTGAGCTTTGGAGAACAACCGATTGTTGGTCTCCTGTTTTTGTTCAGTAATCAAACACTGCGCTCTATATTTCCCCTCTTGGAACCTCAATTTTTCACGCAGGTTTTGAACCTCATGAGCAAATTGTGCGTTGTCTTCGATGAGCTGCTTCTCGATATCGCTTTGGCCTATCAAAGATTCTAGGTAAGCCACTCGCGCCAATGCGTTTTCTAACTCACTGGCGTTCGGGTCAAAGACGTTCTTTAGGTATGGGTCTATCGCATTCATCGAATAAACATCCCAAGAGCACATTTTAACTCTACTGAGCGAATCAAACCTTTCACGGTTTCAATCTCACGCTCTAAATCGAATTCTTGATCAAAGAGTTTGGAAAAGTCTTGCTCCAACCATTTATCTTGTTTGGCCTCTGCAGCTTCTAGCTTTTTGAAAGCATCAAGGCATGCTTGCCCTTCAAGTTCAAAGGCTTCTTTTCTTAACTTTTGGAGTTCATCAAAATCTGGTTGTTCTGTTTTTTCTTTTAGGGTTTTAAGCTTTCTCTCTAAACGAGTTAGCTCCTTAGTAAGCAAAGACTTTAAAATTTGTTGAGAATTGCGCGCACCCATTATGCCGCCTCCTCTGGTAACCATTCTTTCATTGCTTCGCTATCTGCAATCGCTCGACGTGCCAAACGAATGTTCATGATCGCGCCTGGATTAACATGCTCGGCAAGTAACTTTTCAAGCGGCTGCAAAATCTCATCACTATCATCAAGGCCAATAACATTTAACTGAGAGCATGCCTCTATCAATTTTTCAGCAACGATAGGGCGCTGAACCTCTGAAACTGAACCCTCAAGGTGAAGCTCGCACAACTCTTTCAGTCTTGTTAAGTTCAGCTCTCTGTAAGAAACCGAATCGGGCGCTTTCTCGACCATTTCAGGACATTCAAGCGCAACTAAAGCGGCTCTCACCTCTTTAAACTCGTAATGCCCTTGCTCACCAAACATGGTTTTTAGTTGATTCATTAGAGCGTCGAAATCTTCATAGATGTGACCGTTCTTAATGTCAGACTCAATCATATTGATAGCCAATGGAGAGGTGAAACCATAGTAAGGTTTTGGCTGTTCCTCCTCCTTGTGCGCGTCGATTTCTGACGAATTTTTTATTAATTCTTTGAATGCACCGATAGCACCTTGTTGTGAAATCTCGCCAATCTTCACCACTTCATGTAGCTGCTCATCCGTTAGTTTCTCGGCTTTATCTTGCAGTTGCAGAGGCAACCAATCCGGTGTTTCTGGCCTGCCGTAAACATCGACGATATCTAGCTGGTTTTCTTCAAGAACGCGACAAGCCGAAAGCTGCTTATCCACTTTCTTAGAAACCCAAGCGCGCATATCAATTTGAGCAGCGCCTTGGTTTGGCTCTGCCAGTTCCCACAACGAGGTTATGTGATAAGCCTCAGTCACGAGATCAACCAAGTCTAAAACTCGGTCCATTCGATTGTTGATTTTTCCACTTCGGATAGCTTCAGAAATCGACGGACGGCTAAAGCCGGTGATGTTAGCCAGATGAACGTTAGTCACTTCTTTGGCCTTGGTGGTTTCTTGCAGGTCTTGTTGTAGTTTTTGGAGGCGATTCATAGCTTCACCCTGACGTTAATTTGAGGATCTAATTGATCACGCTACTGATCACCTTAGTGGCACAAAAGTGATCAGTGGGACGAGTAGCAATTCCTTAAAAATCAATTCCTTGACTATGGATGTGCTTAACTCCATGCGAATCAATAAAATTTTCTAAACTCGGCGTCTTCCGACCGCCATTCGTTTGATATGCTTTCAGAGTACCTACTGCGCCTATCCTACAGCCCTCAGAGAGGCGTTAAACGCCTCTGCACCCATCGGTTCACCTAATGAGCATCCGCTTTCATTTTGGCTTACAGGCGCATTTAGATAGGGTTGTTCTCTTAAGTTTTCTCTGATTTCATCACGCTTCTTAGCAAGCATTTCAATGACCTGAGCACAGCTTTCAGGCTGACCATGTTCAATAGTTCTATCCACGGTTTGCCAGTCTTCAATGATGTGATCAACCAGTTCAAGGTACTCCGGTGCAGCTTCCGGTATTAATGCAAGCTGTTCAGCAAGAGCTACTGAAATGGAAGGGTTGTTTAGGTACTCAGCCATATCAAAATGATTCCATTCAAATCTGACACCATTAAACTCTGAACTAACACCACCAGAATCAACGCTAAAACCGCAAACTGGGACACAGCGACCAACCGCAGTGCTAAGAAAGCTAACGACTCGTTGCCAGTCATGCTTATCCAAGCCATTGATTTTGACTTGGGTCACTCGATTAAACGATTCAAGATTCATGCTATCACTTCCCAATTCGAGGCTTTGAGGTTGGTCCCTTGTCCTCGCCTAACGTAGACATAACCACAAACGACTGTCGCTGCAGCGCTTCGACCTGCATCAACAACCCAATAATTTGAGCATTATTGTTAACTACCGTCTGCGCCTGAATTGACGTATCGCCCGCGATATTTAGCGTCTTACCCTGAATTTCCTCACGCAACTTTTCAGCTAAGCTCTCTAACTTCCAGCCGTTTGGGTTGTCACGACTCATAAGAACAGGGGCTTTTCTCGCTTGCTCCTGCGCCTCCTCGACAATATGCGCCACGTCTTCAACCTCAAGACCACAGTTCTCAATCATTTCAACAAGATTCTTATTCATACCATCACCCCGCAATTTTGTTACTAGCAAGCTCAAGCAACTGAGCAAAACCCCAAGCAATAGCGATGCAGCCCACCGCTATCTCAGCCAATTTTTTATCTCGTAATTTCGTTAACATACCGCCCCCTTAAGCGTTTATTTTCGACACGGGATAAATAATAGCTGCCAATGACTCATATTTGAAGCTTTTTGATACATTCCTTTGGGTTTAGTCATCAATAATGAGCTTTGAATCATACTTTCATGCACTTAGGTATCATCACCACCACTCACCATCTTGCGATTGTCTTGTTTTTTTCTCGAGTTAAGAACGCCTGCCAACGAGTTAACACCTCTCGCTTTTGTGGTTCGATATAGGCTTGGATGTAAGTTCTATCTAAGTTTGGTATGTGGTGGTTAAGCAAAAACTTGATAACCAAATGATCCTCGCTTTGTTCAGTCCAGGTAGTTGAAGCCAACTTGCGTATATCATGCGACGTCCACTCACCGCCTGAAATGGCCTTAATCAACCTGCAGGCAGTGGCTTTCGATATTGGGGAGCTTTTAGGGTTGCGGAAACTGCTAGGGAATATGTAATCACCGTCATAACCTTTCATCTTTAAAAAGTTACGGTGTAGCTTTAGATATTCAAAAACTTCGGTGGTAATGGGTAACGTGTGCTCATGCTCTTTTGTCTTTATATTCTCGGTTGGTAAATACCAAGTCATGTTTGACAGGTCGATATGAGACCAACGAGCTAAGCGGGTTTCACCTTGGCGGGTTGAATGGCTCAGCATCATGTAAACAAGAGTTTTAACTAACGATGGTTCGCCTTCTGTTAGCTTCATCAGCTCAGGGATGCGACCGGGCTTTAACTTTCCATCTTTGGTTGGTATGCCCTTGGGGAATGAGTTCTTAAAACGAATCTCTAGCATAGGATTGTAAGAGATCATGCCAAGCTCATTAGCGCGCTCAAATGCAGCCTTTAAGATGTTGAAATATGCCTTAATGGTCGCTATTGCGTACTTGTCCCGCTGAAGAGGCCAAAGCATTTTCTCTTCAATGTTTATTTTCGACACTGCCCTAACAGGTAGGGTCTCAAGCAACGGCATAAGCTGCTTGTTAATCGTGCAGCGGATTTGAGTTTGGCGCTCTGGTGAGATGGTATTGTTTTCTTCGTTGCGCTTGTAATACCACAACAACAAATCACCAACTGTCTCAAAGTGGTCAGCGCTTACCGTCTTCACGTTCTGCCCTGCAGCAACATTGGCGCTGATTGCTGGCAGTTGTTCTTTAATGTTCTTGGCAGAAAGCAGAGGCCAAGAGCCAACTTTTCGCCAAACCTCTTTCTTTGATTTAACCAGCTCGCCATTCTTTCCAATCTGTTCAACTTCTTTTCGGAAGACTAGAAGCCATGAGCCCTTATTGCGGGCAGTGTTGAATCGAAGTTTCAATGGAAGGTTAATGAAGTTCAGCTCATGTACATTCTCATCTTTCTTAAAACGAGCAATTACTGAGTCTAAAAGTTCACACTTTTTGATTAGTTTTTTGTTCATAGATAGGGCACTCATTCTTCTAAACGTATCGAGCATAGCTATCTGTAACTATGCTGTTTGTGTCCCTTAATCTCACAATTACGCATAGAACATTGCTTATTAATTATACCACTCCCTTGGGGTTTTGTGTGTTAACTTATTGATTTAAAAGAGTTTTACTGTTATCGATAAGCCTGATGCGCGCTCATATGATGCCCGTAGGGCATGCAGCGAGCTTGCGAGCGGTGAACCTTCCACCCTCCAAAGGTTATGAAAACGATGCTCTATCAGCCTGTAAGGAGCTAAAGGAGGAAAAAGGTTACCTTCCTGCTAGACCATGGTTTGGTGTTTAGGTTGAGAGGTAGGTTTAGTTTGAGAGGGGGTTCCACTAGACCTTTAGATTGCTCTGTGAGTTCCTGTCGAATGACAAAAGAAAGAATCAGCGCTGTCAGCTATAACAGATGAGATTAATCATTAAGGAAAGGTTAATGCTGACAGTGGGGCCCGTTAAATTGCGCTCGATAAACTGACTTGGTCGATCAAAGCCTAATCGCAATTTAATGGGATGTACCTTTGCTCTTAAGTATATATATTTTTTTAGTGTATATAGAACATGCTTTACTTATTCCTTGTTCATAACACGAGTTATGCGGGGATAAGTAAATTCAAAATGAAGTTATCCACAGACGACAAGGCGATTTTCACCTTGAATTATATCATTTTTAAGCGCTATGCGTTTGAATTGTTTGGTATTTTATCGCAGACGTGCGAAAGCCTCGCCAGTTAAGGCGATAGTGAAAAGAGAGGGGCTAGAAAGGAATATTATCGTCGATAATGGCTGTGCCAGCTTGGTGGCTGGCTATTTCTTCAAGAGAATAGCCTTTGGCTTGCAGTTCGATTTGTTCAGCTAAAAGAGCATCATGGTTAGGACGATTGGCGGTTGCTTTTGAAAGGCGTTTTTCTTTGCCCTTATTGAATCGGCGTTGATTTTCGACACCATAACCAAAATCATGAAACTCACCAAGCTCTATGTTCTTCTTTGCCGTTCTGAGCGCGGCAGCTGCTTCCTGCTTATCTCTATACTGCTTGTATTGAACGGCTTTCTTAACGGAGTCTCGCACCTTTTTACCCATGCCGAACAGGTCATAAAGGCCGATGAATACTCGCTTTATAGAGTTCTTACCGTAATGACGCTTACCTGTACCGCATTGGTAGTAACCAAAGCGAACATTTGAGATATACCAACCAAGGCGCTTGGCTGTTGCTATGATGCCATCTAACGTGCTGCGTTCGATGCCTAGTTTCTTCATAAAAAAGGAGTTACCCGCAGGCACAATATAAGCTTTGCCATCCAAACGCTGAGATTTAGCAACCACCATGTTTTGAGCCTGATCGGTGTAAAGCATAGCTACGCTAATGAAACGAAGTAGGTTGAAGTAGTGATCAGAACGAATCTTTTCACATCTTGGAAGGCGTTCACCACGAAAGTGAGTTTGGATAAGTCTTTCTACTGCACGCAAGATACGAAAATCCCGCTTGTCATCAAGCTGAATATTAAAGTAGGACTCTATAAGGGCTTTGTCTTCGAGTGCTTCTGCCTTTGGATCGAATGCAGGCGCACTTACACTATTAGTAAGGTTCATCTCATTTCTTCAAGTTGTTCTTAGTAGTTGGTAGTGCCGGTTGGTAGCCGACAAGAAAAACTATACTCGAAAAACCAAAGAAAGATCAAGCGCAAGATCTCCACTGAGGTAACAGAAACAAAAAAGCCCCGCGGGTAAGGCGAGGCTTTTTCGTCAATTTGTTCGCTGTTCAGCACCACCTGGCACAGCTCCCCGAATCAAAAACAAGGGAAGAAATGAACCCTGTTTCTGTTGAGCGCCCTACTAAAAGCGCCTCGGATGTGTATATATTAGCGTTTAGGGAGATCGGGGGCAACGACTATCTTATTTGACACCTTATGTACAGAGGTTTTTGAGCAAATGATCTTATCCTATAACCACCCTCCCACCCAATAAAGGCTCAATCATGAGTCATAGCGTCAATTATGGTAGTTAAAAACCATCAAAAACAACCCTGATAAGCATTTTAGTGTAGATGATTGGCAAATAAACGATCTTCTATTTCTTATTGATGTTTATGAAATTTCTTATGGAAATGAATGAATAACACTGTTTAAATATACAGTATCAATTCTGTTGTTTCTAGAGGTAATCAATGAATTTCGATGCTAACGAGCATCTGCAGTGCGCAGAAGTCAAAGCACAGCAACTCACAGCCGTTGCAACTGCTGCAGGTGAAGCAGCCGAACAGATAGACCAACCCACCTTAGCACTCTGTTTTCAAGTAATCGAACGACTTGGTAGAGAGTGCCAAAAGCACATCCAGCAAGCCGAAACCGTTAATAACAACTAAATGTATATCATTAGTAATATACATAGTTAAGTGACTGAGTTATATTGTCATTTCAGCACCACTGAAAAAGGCATAAACATGACTCGAATCATTACTGTAGGCAATGGCAAAGGCGGGGTTACTAAGACTACTACCGCCGTGAACCTTAGCTATGAACTTAGCAAGAAGAAGAAACGCACCCTTATTATCGACTTTGACGGACAAGGCGATACCACCAAATTTTATTTAGAAGATGAAACCCCGCATTACCTTGGGGATGTTCTCCTAGATAGAAAGTTTGATATTAACCAAGCTATCTACCCCGCCCTTGTAAACGGCGAGATTCAAGAAAACCTATTTATCATCCCTGCTCGCTTTGACGATGCCATGACTAAATTAGACATGGATTTATTCTCTGCTCCTAAGCGAGAGGAGCGCCTTAAGCTGCAGCTCCAAAAGATCAGCGAGCCGTTTGATTTTGTCGTTATCGACACACAACCAGGAACAAGCGTACTTGGACTTAATGCAATTAATGCAGCAACAGAGTTCATTTTCCCAACCGACTACAGCGAGCACTCTATTGATGGAATAGAGAAGCTACTCACTCACATTCAAGATGTATTGTTCATTGAAGAGGATGAGATTAACTACACCGTTCTTCCAGTAAAAATTGATAACCGAAAGAAGAGCAAGAATGAATACGGCGAAAGCTACACACAAGAGCGATGGCCTGACAAGGTAGCCAAGACTAAAATCATGGATAGAACAGTTTTCGATGATGCAGAACGCGAGCATTTACCTTTATCGGTATTCAAAAAAGGTCACACTGCAGCTCGTTATTACAACAATCTAGCAGCGGAGATCATCAATGACTAACGAAGAACTAACGCTACTAGAAGAGTTAAAAACAAAACCAACTCGCGAGCTTAAGCCTGCAGAGAAAGCCAAACTCAAAAGCCTTGAACGACTAGCAAAGAAAGAAGAAAAAGCAGCCGCACCTAAGCCAAGGCGAAATGAAACTTTTGGGGTTACGCCAACCACAAAGCTTTCGCCAGTACCGTTTAGAATTAGCGGTGAAGAAAAGACCATCATGACCGATGCAGCAAAGCGTATTGCAGGCACTGAGTTGTTCTATGATCGCCTTGGTGGTAAAGACGACCTGAGCAACAACACCCAAATGCGCGCGGCGTTGCGAGCTTACGAAAAGCTGAGTGATGAGGAAAAAGTCGAAATGATTAGAGAAGCAAAACTCTCTATGGCTCGCGCTCAAAGGTAATGTATATTACTGGTGATACACAAGGGCAGCACTAGCTGCCCTTTTCTTTATCTTCATGATTCCTCATTAAAAACTCCACTAGTGACTTTCTAGATGCTGCAGTTAGTGTTCTTGCAGCTGCCGCCACATCCCACGCCGTAACTGGAGCAAGGTTGAGCATATCTAAAGCCAAATCTAGATATGTCATGTTCAAAAAATTCATTGCTGCCACGAACTGCGACAGCTTTAATTCAGCCTGACCGGATTCACACCTAACATAATGTCGCCTGCTAATCCCGATTCCCCTAGCCACTTCCATTTGTGTTATATGATCGCGCTCTCGTCTTCTTTTTATAGCGACCATTAAGGGCTGATGTGACATCGCTAACACCTAAAAGTGACTGTATAAACCCTATATGAGCAAAATTGAGACCATCCAAGCCAAGCCTATTTACCCAGACTTTATAAAAGATATGATGCATATGTTAACTAATTAATAGTTAACAACTTTTATATAAAATAAAAATAAATAGGTTCAGTATGGCTTTATGTAACTTTAGGCTAAATTTCTATTATGCGATTTCGCAAGTGATTAACTTATCAATTTGCAAATTGACTGTCGGTTTACACGTTCTAACTTCAAGTGCAGCGACTAGCTGGGCTTTTGCACCACCCGAAAGGCTAACACTATGAAGAAAGTCGAAAACCTAGAACTATTGGAGGCAGCAAAAGGATTGGCGGCTTGTGGGAGTGAGGCGGCGACGAACTGGGAGCAACAACACTTAGTGAGTCTGTTCATCGAAATAGAAAGGAAGATTGAAAGAGCGTTGAAAAATTTGGACGATTCAGGCTCTATTTAACTAATCTGCACCAAACTACGGTAACTTTATCAGTTTGATGTAAAAAAAGAGGCCAAGCGTCTATTTCTGACAGTTTGGCCTCTTCGTTTTCTGGGGATAACTCATTGTGGATAAGTTGTCTTTTTGAAATCTAACTCAAAGCCCTGTTTTTAATGGTTTACTAGTTAGGTAAATTTTCTTCAATCAGTTTTCTAAGAGAACTCTCAGCTCTCTGAAAAAACCTCACCATCTTTCTCATGTCTTTCGAATTTTCATAAAACCTTAAAGCAAAAGTTACTTCTTCATCCGTGATAGGGAACCCATGATTTAAAAGCTTCCCAGACTCTCGATTCTTTACCCTTTTCCTTAGCATCGTCTCATTGTCTAGAGGGAAATCGCGCCACCCTATTTTTTTAGAAACATGATTCTCCATCCTAAAATAGCTACCATTATAAATATCGACACCTTCAGAATCATCAAAGCTTGGTTTCTTATCAGTATTTATCGAGTTAGTGCTATCAACGTCTTCTTCTAAAGTATCTTCTCTTAAAAAGTATATCCCTTTAAAGTCAACTGAGGCATTCGTAAGCTTAACTCCGGCTTTCAAAAAAGTTTCTATCCAATAGATTTCTTTACAGAAAGATTCCTTTTCAGTTGAAATATTTGATTCCAATACAACCAAGCCAATATTTTTATAACCATCTTCAAGAATATCTAGCATTCTTTTTTGCTTCATTGAGCCATGACAAAAATCCAACTCTGAAACATGCTCGGCCAATCGAGCACTAGGATCTTTTCCCGTTCTCCCAACATAAAAAGGAGTGTGGCACCTTGGGTCTATTAATGCATAAACCGAAAATATATTTTGCTTATTTCCCATTCTTGTAACCTTCATCTTTAGATCTTGTAATACCACTGTAGATGCCATAATCACGGCAGTATTGGTACAACAAGTGGCGAGGTACGTTAAGCAATGCACGATTTAATTCTGAACAGTTCTGTTTTGAATGTGGCATAACTCACCTCGCTTAGTTGTGTGAATCACGGCGAACGTTCTGCAACATGCGCTCGTTGATCTTTTTACATTCTGCCGAAAGGTCAGCGGCAGCATTTACAGCGTTTTGAGCATGAGATGAATCAACACCATTCTCCATAGCTACATCGAGCACATGAAGAATAGAATGAATTTTATCTAGACGAGAGTCGAGCGCTTCGGTGCACTCAAAGGAATTAAGATTCTGAAAAGTATTTTGGCTCATGATGGCCTCCTTTGGTTTTTTAATCACCATCAGGAGGTCTCAATCTCAACTGGTGGTGAACTGAACAGGGTTGAGACTACCGCACCAAAGGAAGCGGCCAGCCGAAGCTGCCCCATTCAGCCCACCATAATTTGGGTGTGCAGAATTTTACGCATAAAAAAACACGCGATAGTTAGGCGTGTCATGCGCCTTTGGTATTTTCGGGGTCTCAATCCCGGCACTGGATTTTGCCAGTGCCCTTTTACAATAATGGCTCAAATGTGAGTCGTCAATGCTTTTATTCACAATTTCAGGGGATAACTGCATGGGTAAACCTGGGGACATAGTCGAATTTATCTATGCTCGAGCATAGTCATAATTGTCTATATCGTTTTTTTGTGTGGCCAACATAGACAAAAATAGCTATGCTGCAGCGATATAAATCAATGCAGCGAGATTAGTATGAGTTACTTAGGTTCCAAAGCAGCAAGCGGGGCGTACCAAGCCATAATTGCCAATATGCCAGCTCATGACACATACATTGAAGCGTTTCTTGGCACTGGGACAATATTCAATAGGAAACCGCAATCTACAACTTCTATTGGCCTTGAGTTAGACAAGGTGACGCTAGACAACTTCTCAACAAACCACTCGATTCAAACGCATAATACCGATGCGCTTTCGTTCTTAGACGACTTCGACTTTTCGATGTCAGGCCGTACGTTCATATATGCAGATCCTCCGTATTTGCCAGAAACACGAACCTCAAACAAAAAGTATCGCAAAGACTTCACTGTAGATGACCACATATCACTACTTAAATTAGCAAAAAAGCTAACAGAAAAAGGGGTACAGATTATGATCTCTGGTTACCCTTCTAAACTCTACGATGAAACACTTAAAGGGTGGCGAACTTACGAATTTCAAGTAATGACCAGGGGCGGAGCTAGAACGGAAAAGCTTTGGATGAACTACGAGAGCAATAGTGTTCATTGGGCTTCGTTCGCAGGGGTTAACTATACAGATAGGCAAAGGATAAAAAGAAAGGCGCAGAGATGGGCTAAGAACTATAAAGCACTAGATTCCAATGAGAGATTGGCGGTGCTTGCTGCATTGATGGAAGTGGAGTAGTGGCCAACATAGTCGAGACTAACTATGTTGGCCACACAAGCTAAGGAGGAATAAAGGCAGGGGTAATGTAGGTTTGAAAAGTGTCAGGTTCTAAGGCAGCGTTGGCCTTAGTCACGGACGCTCTTACTAATAGTTGCATGCCGTCAGACTTTGACAGAGGTTTAAAGGTTTGTGTTACGGTGATACATTGCTTGAGGTCGAGAATATAGAGCTGCAGGTTCTTAAAGCTGCGTTCAGGGAAGTAAGCCCCGTTGCTACCTTCGACTTCATACCACTCAAGGTTTATCGGTGTCGGTGGGCAGTTTGTTGGGCTTGACGGTGGTGAGCTGCACGCTGCCAGAAGCAGCACCGAACTCATCAGCAAAAGTTTCTTTCGGGCTTTCATTAATAGAGTTCACCTGTTCTTGTTTCTGCTTTTGGGCTTTGGCTGCTTGCCACTTTCGGTAGGCCGCCGCGATATAAGGGGCGAGTTTTAACACCCCTAAAAAGATTCTCAGATACTGCATTACTGCATTCTTTTAAAGTGAATCGGGTTCTTATCGAGCTCGTTCTTAGCGTGTCCACGGTTGGCAGCGACAGTCTCTAAAATTGAGATCAACCAATCAGGGGCTTTGGCTAAGGTTTCCGGTTTAATGAACTGTCTCACCTGCGCCCAAATAAACCCAAGCGCTAGCAAGCCAAGAATAACGATGGCGTAATACTCGCCCGCCACCCACTTAATCGCGCCAAAAATCAAGCCTGCTTCTTCTGGTGTTAAAGGGGTTACCTCTGCCAAAGCTAGGCTAGAAAATAGTGCAAAAACTAAAGCAAAAATATATTTCATGTTGTTGTTTCTCCAATAAAAAAGGGCAGCTAACGCCACCCTAAAAGTAAATGTATATCACCAACAATATACATTAGTTATCAATTGCTGCTAAGCGGAGGTTTTCCGCAATTCGTTGCGACCACCCACGCGAGAACTGTGACCACGTTTTAATGTCGTTCATAAAGTCCAAGCGCTCTGCTAGAAACTTTAAAAGCACATCATTGTGATCGGCTGCCTTTACTGCCGCCTCGGTGAGCCTGCCGTAATAACCATCGTCTTTAGTGCCTACGGCACGTTGTAAGAAACGAATAGCTCGCCAACCACCGTGATTGATTGATGCATCGAATAACTGATACATCACGGCTTTGTGAAACGCTTCACCGCCAAGCTTGAGCCAGAAATCACGATAGTAAATCTCTTTAGCTTGCTCGATGGTGAGCTGCTTAATGTTGAGGTGCGGGTAACTCATGGCAGCAATGCCAAACTTAGTGCCTTTTCGCTCACCCTCACCCACAACGCCTGTTGTCCAGTTTCCACGATCATCGTATAGGTTCTGGTACTTACCTTCGTGACCAATCACGCGCTCAAACGCGATTAGATACGCTTGCGGATACTTCATAGGTGTTCCTTGATTAACTAAGTAGGCCGTGTTGCCTCTACTTGAATGGTGTAAGTGGTTCGGGTGCCAGATAACGTCACGGTATCGATAGACCAATTACCTTTGGAGCGGGGCGATTGAAAGCCCTCAAGGTTCATGACAGATTCCGCAAATAGTCCAGGCTTACCGTTTATGGTGGCTGTAAATGTTTGCCCTTTGCGGGTGAGTTCGGCTAGCTTTGATTCGGCTCTTTGGATCGCCTCATCATCGCTTTTAAACACCTCTCTCATTCGATAGTAAGGTTCAGTACCAATCACGGCGGTATTGCACGCCCCTGATTCTGTGGTCTGCCATTCGGCCTTAATCCCACTAAAACGCACATTGCTTGGGTGAGCGATCTTAGCCTTACCGCTTTGCACATCTTGTAGGTTAATGGTGACTGAACGTTGAGGGTTACCTGATAACGCTGAAATGCTCCCCCGCTTACCAAATACGTACATGTTGTTTATTGGCTTGGTGATTGCGTCATGTTTCGACGCCAATCGTTCGATGAAAGCTGAGTCTGTTTCTTCGTTCTGGTTTAGGTGGTCGGTAGGCTTGCTGGCAAGTTCAGGGCTCACACGTACTTCATAGCCGTGCGGTTCCATTACTGCTTTGACTACATCCAACACTGTAGCGGGTGGAAAAGTGCGGCGTCTTGGTTCTCTAAAGCTCGTCTTATCTGAGACGCTGAATTTGGCAGGGGTAAGCTGCAAAACAAGCTTTACAGGGTGTAAGTGCTCATCTATCGACGAGACTTGATAAACCCCTCTAAACTCACCATCCACGGTAATGCTCCACTCACTGCCACTTGCAGGAATATGAGCCATCGACTCAGCGCCACCATACGTGAGCGTAACTCTATCGGCTTGCTTGCCTGTGCCATCCGTCAAAAACCAACTGATAAGAAGAGGCTTAAGCTCTGCAGCTCCTTCCCCTTTGATTTGAATTACATCCATACAGGGATTTCATTTGTGGTGGTCGCTTCTGGCTCGGTTCCAATGTTTGGTAACTCCACCATTTGACCAGGTTCTAGAAAGTGGGTCTTTTGATTCGGATTGAGGCGATAGAACTCATTTTCAAGCTCATCGGAATCTGAACCAAACACCCGATAAAGTAACGTGTTAACCGTTTCATTTGGCTTGGCTTGTGTCTTCATCTTTCTGACGGTACTCCTTAAGCGTGAGCGTGATTTTTACGACTTGAGCCTGTCCCTTCTCAATGATTCTTGTGTAACTGGTTTTCACATTGCGAAGAGTCCACCGCCCCCAACTTCTTCCTTTGCCGTCTGTTATCATCACAATCTCATGGGCTTTCGCCATTGTCCGTAATGCGTCAGCTTCGGCTTCACCATCCCCTTTGAACGCCACAACGTTAAGCGTCCAGTTGTCCAAAGGGTTAGCTTTGGGGTCTTGCCTTGGGCATTCTATCGCGTCGAAATCTGACCACCCGCCAGAAGTCTCATAGGCATGAGACTCCAACGGGTTGCCATTCACTACGCTAAAAACATGATCGTTAAGTGCTAGATGCTGCATTAGCTCACCAATGAATGTTCAAAGTCTTGAGTTAGGTTGTCAGAATCTAAACCGTGCTCACGAGCAAACTGTGCTAAAGCTTGTTGTACTGTTTCCATCGTTAAAGCAGCGGTTTGTTCTGGTGCTTGCGCACCGGTTACCTGCACCACTGGTGCAAAAGTAATGTTTGGCTTTTGCGCCTGCTCCACCTTTTGGATTTGAGCAGTTTTGATTTCTTCGGTTTTGTCCGGTAGGGGTTGATGATTAATCCAATTGGCAGAGAGGGATTCGGGGCTCTCGGCTTTTGCTAGTGCAGCCTCATTGAACCCTCTTATATCCTCAGTTTGCTTTTGAGCTAAGAGTGACGGTTTTGATTTGGATGAATCCGCTTTCGGGGCGTTCTCATCGTCTTTAAACCAATTGAATATGGTTGAAGCAATGCTTTCCCCTGCAGAATCTCCTAGCATCCCCCCAATACCTGCGCCGATAGCAGTACCAATACCAGGTAAGATCATTGTGCCAAGAGCGGCACCTGCAGCGGCACCACCTAAGCCACCCAATAAGCCGCCTCCACTTTCTGCAGCTGCAGCGTTATCACCTTTGGCTAGATTGGTGACAACACTTACCGCATCTAACCCCATAGTCAGAGGTCGAAGGAATCCAGCCACCTTAGCGAATTTCTCAACGTGCAACCCTTCCAACGTATCACCGACGGTGCCAGTTATTTGGGCTGCTTGGTTGAGGCCGTCGGCTGCAAAGGCTGGCAAAGCTGCACCGCCAGCCAATAAGCCAGCACCCGCTTTGAACATGTTGCCTTTCGCCCTTCCTGACAGGCTCATACCTTTAGGGGCTTTTGATGAAACGAAATCTGTAGCACCGCTAAGAAAGTCCATTCCAAGACCAACTAACCCGCGCTTTCGTCCTCTTCGACGACGTGACGGTGTTCGCCTTGTTCTTGGTTCTCCCTTTGTTCTTACCGTGTTTCCAGATTCGCCCACGCGAGCACCACGAGTGGCTTTAGCTTGACGTTCCATTGCTGCAGCGTGTCGATTTGCCGCACTGGTCGCTTTGTCTGTGGCTGATTGCTGACCTTTAAGCGCTATTGTTTCCTTGGCAATGCTCGCCACATTCGTTGCGAACTTTATCCCTTGATACACCTTGTATGCTGCTACGCCTGCAACCACTGCAGCACCTAGCCCTAGCGCAACGTCAGCGGCTATTCCTGCCTCTGCCACCCATTCTGTGGTGGCTATTGTGAGATCAACAATCGGGTCTAACACCATATTTAAAGCAGGCCACGCTTTGTCACCCATTACAGTTGCAAGATTTCCGAATGCATCCATAGCTCGTTCAACGCCTGATAGGTTGGTGCTTGCTATGTCGGTGTATTCATCTTTAACAGAGGTGTTACTCGCGTTGGCGGCTTCGTTCTGAATCTTAGTAAGTCGTTCGGTGTCCTTTAAAAGCTTCTGAATGTGTGGGTTAGCTTCGTCACCAAACAGCGACTTAATTGCAGCGGATTGATCTTCCTTGTTGAGTTCTTTGATGCCTTCAAGCACGTTTAACAACGTACCCATAGCGTCTTCTTGCATGCCTAGTGAGACTGATTCAGCATCAGTCCCAAGCATGTTAAAGATCTCTTTCTGACTGCCCGTTGCTGAGAATCCAGCGGTTAACGCTGAGGAAATGTTTTTAGCGGCTGTGGCGGCCTCTTCTGCGCTAGCACCTTTCGATAGGAGCGAACCAGACAAGCCAAGAGCCTGCGACTCTGTAAAGCCTGAGTTGGTCATAAGCGCACCTGTTCGACTCATCACGCTCAATAAGTCATTACCAGATACACCGCCGTTTTGGTTGGCAACATCATTGATCATGTTTGCCATTCGCATGAACTGCTTTTGACCTGCTTCACCTTGTTCATAACCAAGCGAATTACGAAGCGCCATACCCTTTTGAGCGGCCTCATCTGCGCCCATATCCCACGCTGTCGCGGTCATAATGGTGTCACGAGTATAAGCGGCTAAATCTTCCTTAGTTATGCCCCCATTCGCGCCACCTGCTGCAATTTTCATTACATCCGTGTCATTCACGCCCGCCATTTCAACCGCTAGGCTATTCAGTTCACGGCGTAGTTTTTGAGCATCGTCGCCACGGTAACCCTGATCGCCAAAGTCCAAGGTTTTTGCCACATCCACAAATGAGGCTTCGTTGTACATCGATTCACGACTAGCCAAAACGCCTGCAGCAGTAATACCAACCGCTGCAGTGTTTGCGCTCGGCATTGAATCAAGCGCTTCTTTTTTTCGTTGCTGCAGCTGGTTAGAACGAGCTAGCAGCTTGTTTTCTCGCTCTAACAATTGAGCGGATTTTTCAGCACGGCGGTTAGCAATATCTTTTGCTTTTGCCAGGTCTTTGGTGCTGATACCTGCAGATTTAAGTTTGTCATTAAGCGCGCTAAGTTGGCGGGTTTGATTCTTCTCCTTCGCGTTTAAATTCGACACGCTTTTAGTAAGTCGTTCTAACTCCTTCTGCTCTTTCTTCGTCAGTTTGTAGTGCTCATTTTTCTTCTTGGTGAGCTTATCTACAATCGACTGAGAACGAATTAACTTGTTTTGTTCTGCGGTGGTTAAATCAATGCCTTTTGCTTTTTTAGCATTGAGCGAAGCAACGGTGTTCTCATTGGTCTTTAACGAGACGGTTTCAGACTCCGTGAGTTTTATGTGTTGCTTCTGCTTGTCGGATAAAGCAGACAGAGCAGCCTTTGTGTTGCTGGTCTGCTCTTGGGTGACCTTGAGAGCCGATGTTAGCGTTTCATACTGTCTAACATCGCCTGCTATCTTCTTCGCTGCTCTTAACTCCTTCTGCGCTTTTTCGGTGGTGTTTAACAACCCCGCTTGCGCTTTCTCGACTCTTTCAATACCAGCGACTGCTTGCGTAGCGTCTGTAGTGATTCCGAGCTGTATTTTTTTATCCACGTTTAACCCCTAATTGAGCCAAAGCGAGCTCATAACGTCGCAATGCAATTTCCGTTGTCCATTCCAGTGCATCACTGGCGGAATACCCCGCCAGTGGCACCACATCTAAGATGGTTTCAACGTTCTCTATTGAAAGTAGGCCGCTGGCTTGGTTAAAAAATTGGAGGCTGCAATTACTAGGCTGCGATAGTCAGGCGATGGCAAAGCCATAACCTCGTCTTCTTCTAGCTCAGTTAGGTTCGCAATGACGAAACAAACACGTTTAGCATCATCACTGATCTTTCCCGCCATTTTGGAAAGCTTTAAGGTTGGTAGGTCAAAGCTGATTTCACGTTCACCACTAAAAAACAGCTTCACTTTTTTAGCAGCATCATCTTGCTCTACTTCCGCTAATTGGTAACCCGTTTTGTAATAGAAATCATAGGAAGCATTATAAATCGACAACCAATCAGGGTTTGACAGCGACTCTAGTTCATCTTGGTTGAGCCCCGTTGATGCCATCACCAAGGCTTCTTTGTCTTCTTGTGTGAATTGTTCACCCTTTGGTTCTACACCTGCGATTGATTCAACGTTCAACGGCTTAACCGTGACTTCTTTGATTTTTTCGAGTGGCTTTAAAAGCGTAAATTTACGCTGTAGGTATTCGGCTTGGCTCATTCTGCCCCCAAGAAATAGGTAATAAAAAAGGCCGCTCTGTTGAGCGACCTTACTTAGTGGTTTAGTGATGGTTTAGACGTTGTACACCGCACCGCCAATTACATAGATACCGTTATCGATATCAACCGTCGTAATAGGAACTGCGTTATCCACCCAAAGGTGTTTATCAATTTGCCCCGTTAGCGTGAGCGTTTGTTGTTCACGAATCTTTGATGCGTCATATTCAAAGTTCACTTCACCTGTCATGGTGTGCGTTGTGTCGTAACGCTTTAGGCCGTCTTTGCCGTTTTCGCTGTAGATGATGACTGTAGCCGCACCTGCTATCAATGCAGCGTTAACAACGGAGGCCATTTCACCTTTAATCGTTACCGACCACTCGGACGCTTCCCAACCCACATGCACCTTTTTACCCATGAACGAGCCAGGCACATCCGCATAGACTTTGGTGTATTTAGGGGGAGTAAAATCAGCCATATTGTTAGTGATTTTAATCCCGCCAGGGAGCGTTAACTTTCTTGCATGAATAACTCGATTACTCATAACTCACCTTATTAGCTGAATGTTTTGGTTGCATCGTCGATGTAAACCTGCAGGATTTCATCGCTTTGGTTTAACTCAATGATTGAGTGTTCGTTCGGACGGTACGCGCCCCAATCAATCACCAACACCCACTCGCCATTCTTATAGCGTTGAATGTTGTTGCGGGTAGAGTGCAGGTAACACTTAGCCCCGATGATTTCGCCATCGGCCTGCAGACTTGAAAGCCAGTTACTTAGCTGTGCAATACGCTGCTTGAAGAAATCGAAATCAAGGTTGTATTCCATCGTGTCACGGTGGGACTTGATAAGCTCACGGCACAATTGGTTTTCAATACCAATAACGTTGCCAAAACTGCCATCTGCAGTGCGAGTACCCAAGAACATTAAACCGCCGTTTGGATCGCGAATGGTTACCGCAACGCCTTTTTTGTTGAGGTCTACACCTTCACTGTTTTTATCGCTGACACGGTAGCCCACAATGCGCGCGATATCGTCTAGCGGAGTCCCTGCTCCGTTTGGCGTTTGAGACGGTTTCACACTGCAGCGAGCCGCCATGCCTACAACTGACGGCGGGATAGTATGAGACCAACGCTCGCCACTAACATCACAACACCAAACGCGCTTATGCACTGAGCCTAAGCTTTCAGCGTAAGTCTTTGCCGCTACGGTGTTAGTGTCTGGGGCATCCGTCCAACCTTCACAGTAAGTTTGGTCAGCCAGCGCAGCTAATGCATTGGCGATCTCGATACCATGAAAGCCAGGGGCAGCAACGTTGGTTGGTGCTTCTTGGCAGGCAGCAAAAGCCGCAATACCCGTTAATCGTCCAGACGGGGAAACTCCGCCGACAATTTTAGCTTTGGTTGCATCATCATCAGCACCTTCTTGCTCAATAATGATGTAACAAGGCACCTTTGCGACTTCTAAGAAGTATTTAGCACTAAAGTAGAGCACACCCGATGGATTTTCGGTTGTGTCGATGAGTGCCAAATCTGCAGGGGTGTATAGCTTGACAGGTTCGCCATACGCTACGCTTGGGTCTTTGTTTGGTGCTACTCCAATTAAACCCCCAAGCTGATTATCTACCCCGCCCATGACGCCTAGCGGCTCACTCACTTCGAGCGAGATACCGTTATGGTTTTGTGTGGTCATCGTTGCCATTATTTACTCTCTTTTTTCAATTCGAGGTTTTTGTTTCTGAGGTGGTACTCAGCTTGGGAAGGCGTCAAGGTGATCACCTCACCTTGCTCACGCCAACGCTTGAGAATGCGTTTCTCTTTGAGCATCACGTACTCACGCGGGGCGTTTTTGTCTTGCTCTTGGTTTGGTGCGTCTGAATTTGACGCTTTGCTGTTTGCCATTGGCATACGCTCCAAATAAAAAGCCCTGCACAATGGCAGGGCTTGAGGTGAAATTTAGGTACAAAAAAACCGCTTAATGCGGCGTATTTATTCGTACTGGCTTTAAAACTTTATGATTCGACTGGCAGCGGGTAACGGGCTTTGATTTCGGCCACTTTATCACGCCAAGCTTTTTCTGACTCAAGGGTTTGATCGTATTGCCATTCCATGTAAAGTGGGTCTGCCTCGACTTTATACGCCTCTTGTCGTTCTGCTTGGACATGTTTAGTTTTTTCTTTGTCTATCTCAGATTGAGGTATACCTTCTTCTAACAAGTCCTCTTCAAGGTATGAAACATAGCTCTTTCCACCATAGGTAAGGCTGTAGAACAAACCATTTTTCTCTTCTGTATTTTCCATAATTAGACCTTAGTATGTAATCAGGTAAGCGTTATTGTTTGCACCAACTGGTAATGCTTGCCTAGAGGGACTATACAACGCTGCATTTCCGCCAAGAGTAACTGAATAAATACTCATTAAAGCCAATCCACCCAAATAGATATCTACCAATAGAAAATCAGTTTCTGTACTTTCTGACACATCAAATCGCATAAAGCTAACACGGCCAAATGTAGAACCAACTTTATTATCACCGACATGAAAACCAATCTTAGATATCATCTTCAAAGAAGATGAATGGTTAACCAACTTCGTAGTATAAAAACCACCGAACGAAACATCCCCTCCATATTGATATATCAAACTATCTTTGGTTCTTGAGGCTACTACCTCAACAGTTAAGTGATATGGATTCCCTACCTTTATAGAGCCTCCCGATCGGGTGTTAAACGCACCACCATCCATGAAACGCAAAGTAACCTGAGAGCCGCCATAGGGGGCTATAAGGACATGTCGCGATTCCAGTTCATGAACTTGTTCAACATCATATACGTTGTCTGGACTTTCTACAGGTGCAGACGCAAGGAGAATTCGAGCAGTAGAACCATTTGGGATTAATGAAATAGCTTTTGCTATTGAAGCTAAAGGAGCAGCTGACGATCCACCGTGATTATTATCATCACCATCAACAGAAACGTAGATAGACTTATACATTTCAGAATCAATGGCATCAGGAACATCTTTTACTAGCTCAGCCAGCTTAGTGTCAATCTGCGCCATTTTCCCCGAAACTTCATTAGTCATAGCTTGGGAGGCTGCGGTCTGATCTTGGGCAGCCTTTTTAACTTCTTGCAATTCATTCAAAATTTCAGACATTAATTTGTCTCCAATTGTCTTAGTCGTTCAGCTTGTTGCATTAGCATGTGCGACTGCTTAGTTTGGACTACTTGCGAGCGAATGAACGCAACCGCATCTTTCATCATTTCGGTTTCAATCAGAATATTGATGTTTTCCACGCCCACGACAACTTCAAGGGAATCTGTTGGTAGTGCAGATAAATCCATCGTGAAAGGGATCACGACATGCGCTTTTGCTGCTTTGTAGTTCAGTGTTGTATTTGGGGCAGAAATAACTCCCAGTAAGGTTCCAGTAGACAACCAGATACCAATCTCTCGAATGGAATACTCATCATCGCCTGAGAACTTAGCAGTACACTGCAGCGACGTTGCGCCCGTGTCCTTGTATTCTGAAATTTCTACTCGCTGCTGTTCATTCTGCAGCGTGGTTTGGGTGGGGCTTGGCGTGTATGCACGGTCACCTGCAGATATCCATTTTATCCAGGCTTGAATACCGTTTTCTTTGGCGCTGATACACTCCGCTAAGCCTTGCTGTGTAATCGTTACGGCTAGGGTCATGGCGTTCTCGCTGTTGTGTAGATATGAGTTACTGATATTGGGTGAGGGCTAACTGCTGAACCTAAGTGAGCCTTTCCGCTCAGCGTGGTTTGATTTAGTTCTGCTTTCACTGATATAGGGTGAATGGTGACAGGGGTTGCATGCCCAATGCTTAATGCAGCGCTCCCTTGTACATCCAATTGCCAAAGGTCTGCTTTCGCCTTGGCGGGTTGAATACTAACGGTTGGCGCACCTGCCGCTTTCATTTCAAAGGACTGAGACACTCCAAAGGCCAATGCAAGCTCTATCGTATCCCTTTCCGACTTAACATGATTTAAGCGTTCTATAAGGCGGTGAGCACGCTCTTGAGTTACGGTTTGGTGACTATTCCCCCACGCGAGTACATAGACCGTATAGGGCAACCCTCCATCAACTTGGTTCCAGTGGGTTATTTGTGCGGTGTAATCCACAGCATCTAATGCCTGCGTGATGCCAGCATGAGTACCACTAGTTTGATGAACAGCGTAGGACACCTTAGTAATGGCGCGCTTTTCAGCTTCACTATCACTAAAAAACCAATCGTTAACGCCTCGTTCTGACGCCATCAGAGGTAATAGCTCCTCGGAGATCGTCATTGGGTCGTTAATAGTTGGCAGAGCATTGTCACTTTTCACTAAGGCTTTGGTGCCTTCTTCATAGCTGCGCTCAAAGGTGGTGCGGTTGTCGGGTAACAGCGTCTCTTTATCAATTGGTTCTGACATTCACAGTAACCCCCTGACAATAGGGCGCTTCAAACCAATCACACGTTACATCACTTGTAGGGCTGAGAATATTCAACCGTGTGGCGTTGTAGTTATGGGCGATTTGATGAATGCGCGAACGTTGAATGGTGCCACCCAACTTATGTTGTTCTTTACCGTAAGCGTTGAGAGCTTGCTTTAAGCCTTCACGGTCTATCAATCGGGTTGGTGCGGTCTCTTCCCATGCCTCAATCGTGATTGAATACGGGTTAATGTCTGCTGAGGCCGTCGTGAGATAATCAGACTCTTGAGCAATATCAGGGCGACTACAGTACGCTAACACCGCATCTTGTAGGGCTTGGTCTGCCGTGCCATCACCAATTGGTGAAAGCACTCGAATCTGCACCTCACCTGAGTTCGGCGTTACCATTCTTGGTTCAGCGTCTTTCGGACGGATAACGCCCTCGGTTGAGGTAAACTCAAAGCGTTGAATTATGACGTTTTCGGATTCTCGATAGACGGTGATCAATGGACGCTCGCCCAAAGTCATGGCATGGAATTTATAGCCGGTTCTCGTTCCCGTCGTTGCTAACCCATATGGCGCTAAGCTATAGCGAAGCAAGAGCGAACTATCAGATTCCATCACTTCTGCTATCGGTGGGAAAACTGAGTTATCTGCAGGTTGTATCACTTGGCGTTTTAGACCTAAGCGTGACACCACCAAATCAATCATTTCAGAATCCGTGGCGGTTTCAGAAAAGTTCTGCAAATATTTGTAGTTATCGTTGCGCGTTTCTTGCTGCCTAAAAAGAATCATTGCGTCTAACAATAAGGCGGCAGACTCATTGGGGCTACGTAAGCCCGTGGTGAGCAATTGCGCCACTTCTGCGCCGACTTCTTTCACTGCGTGAGGATAGAAGAAGTCATTTATAAACCGCTCTCGCATCACCTCAAACGGCTCTACGGTCAAAATATCAGGGACTTTAACCACGCTCATAGTTCTAGCACCTCGCTTTGTCCGTCATACGTGTAATAAATCTGAGTGCGAAAGCCCATGCCGTGTATTCGAATATCGACTACAGGTTCAACAATGTCTGATAAATCGTTAGCGGGGTTCGCAATAATTCGGTGAATGCGGTTAATCGCTTTCATGCGGTTGTGCTCGTTTGCTAGCCCCATGAGCTTGCGATACTCACCGCCTACCTTTCGGCGTTTTTCTCGTGAGCCCTCTTGCGTGGTGATGGCTTTAGCTAAACGACAAGCGGCTTGCTTAGCACCCGTAACCGTAAGCCCCGTTTCGGGGTCAATACCTTGCTGCATGCTGACCTCTACTCTATTGGGGTTTCAGTTGGTTGGCCTTCGTTGTTCACTTTGTGGCGATGAATGCTAAATTTCACATCACCTATCGTGGCATCTGAGAGCGTGGCACCGTTCGCAGACAACGAGAACGCACCAGGGGAATAACTCAACACACTTGGCGTTTTAACGTGGGTGCTTACATCCAATGCACCTTTGACTTTCACATCCCCTGTTTGAGTGTGGGTGCCTTTGGTGTTGGCTGTGCTTGCCGTTCGGTTGTATTCACTGGTTTGCATCGAAATCACATCCGATGCTTCAACCAAAAAAGCTGGCGTTATGAACTTGACTGAACTATCCGCTTCAACCAAATAGTTACCGTCAAAATCTGACGTCACTTTGAATACATCCAAAATGCTTAAAATGGTTTTTCTTGGGTCTGTATCATCGGGGGAAAATTCAGAACAGTAAGCTGCAGGTAAGGCTACTGCATGAGCCTCATCTTTGCCGCCTGACAGGTTCAACACCATCACTTGCTCACCGATACTTGGAGCGCGCCACTTGATCACCTCACCCGCTTCAAATGCCACCCATTGTATAGGAGGCGATAGATAGTCATCGTCTGAATTAGGAGCGTAATCAATGACGGCTTTAACGCCTGACACTGATTTCACTCGACCTAATCGAATGATGTTTCTAAGTTGACGCTCTATGCCAGTAACACGATCAGAGAGCTCAAGAATCGCTTTCGTCAGATTCATAAGTTGTCTGCGCCTCGCTATCGTCTTCTTGGGTCGAAATAGACTTAAGTAAGAATGTTTCTTCTTGTAGGTTCCCGTAGCGGATAGTTTGCTCAAACGTGATGGCATAACCTTGTTCGTTCGTGTCCCACTTAAGCGGATAACCTTGGATTTCTACGGGTTCTAGTACGCAATCAAAATCAGGGTTTAGCGCCATGCTCTCGCCGTTGTCGTCTTCGCCCATCTCTTCGGAATCAATAAAATACTGACCTGATATTTTGGCGCTAACAAAGCCGCCAATGTTGGCGGCCTCGATGGTAGGCTGAGAAACGTTCTTAGGTACTTTGATAAGCACAGTTACCCTAAGCGTGTTTTGTTGCCGTCCATCGGCTGAATAATCGAATGATTCAATTTCAGGTATGGCTAATTTGATGAATGGTTTGGGCTTATCCTGCTTGTCTGGTTCATCGTCATACTGAACCGTTGCCTTACTCCCTACCGCTTTCGTGAGTAGCGAGTGAAGCAGCTCAACATAATCACCCAAATTATTGATGTAATTCATTTAAAAACGCCTCTTTGTAAACATCTTGAAGCTCTATCTCTAACTTAGCGACGATTTCTGACGTTTCCATTTGAATATCTTCCCGAACAACCTCAACGGGTGGCGACTTCCGCTTTCGGGCTTGTCCTTTCGGTAATGGCTTGCGCCTTGGTTTCGGTTGTTTGGGTCTTTCTCGCGTTCGTTTCCAAATAAGCAAAGGGCTGTTGTTCATGGACTGAACAAACGCCCCCTTATAGAAGGCGTCACCAGATTGCACCCCTTTGGGTACTTGATCGAAGTCTCGAATATAAGCCACATTAAGCGGGAGCAAACCAAACCATTGTGAGGTTTGGTTGCCTTTTATTTTTCCCGACTTTACGCGCCGACGAGCAGAGTTAGAGCGAATTCTGAGGTCTTTCCCTAGTCGCTTGATGGATTCCTTGGTTAACCATTTCTGCGCTACTTTGAGCGCTGCAGAGGCGCATTCATTAACGTGTTCTTTATCGAACCAACGCTCATCTTCTACGGTTAAGTGCAAATCCATCATCGTTGCGGCGTCCAGTCAGTTTGTGGCTTATCATTTAGCGGCTGCAGGATATGTAAGTACGTCGAGGTGTTGAAACGTTCGCTGCTGATCACCTCATACTTATCACCGTTCGGGTGAACACACTCAGTACCTTTCTCTAAGAGGCCGCAGTAGCTCTTAATCTCGTGAGTGTCATCCTTGTAGCGATAACGGCAGGGAACAGATTCCCCGCCTATCTGCCAGTCTTTGGCGAAAGCCGAATCAATTAAATGATTCATTGCCTTACAAAATGCCTGGTAAGTACAAAGATTGTTTGCCGTGCTCAGTGATGAATGCACCGATTGGCTTGTCATCTGGGGAAGCTGGTTTAGTTACGGTGAACTCTTTTGCTGTTGGGTCAAAGTAAGCATATTCACCTGCGTAATTAGGCGTATCACCATCTTTGAGTGGGAAGTCCACAAATACCCCTTGAACTTCACCCGTAAACGGTTGGCCTTCATCAGCATTCATGGCGGGGATAACCAACACCACACCCATTTTAAGGGGAACACCATATTTAACACCATCAGCAGGCGCGGTAAGGGTTAGATTTTCGTTGTTAGCTAGTAAGCGCATAATCAAATCTCTTTAAAGAAGAAACGAAAACGCCACCCGTTTAGGTGGCGCTTTGAAGTTGTGGCCAACATAGTTATTTCTAACTATGCTCGAGCCGCTAAGCAGGGGCTTTAATGTTTTGCTTCATCACGCCTTTGCGATCAACTGCCTGAATCACAGAGTCGATGTAGATACGGATAGTGGCACCGTCTGATTTCCAATCTTCTTTGGTTTCCACTTGTACGCCGTCTGCATCTTCGTGGTAACCCTCAACAAAGGAAACGTGATCGTTATGCGCAAAGGCATACGCCACATCAACTTGCGCCAAGTCAGCCAAGCCCTGAACCATATTGAATGCTTCATACGCTTCGTTTGGCTCGTCTTTGATGGTTTCCGCTTTCATCAATGCGCTTGCTTTCTTCGCTCGTTGGTTCGACGTTAGGTAAACCTCTGGTTTAAGGTAAAGCGGGTTGCCTTCACTAGTTTGCGCATCTGCCATTTTTCCTGACAGATTCGCTAACGTTGTTGAATCAATCAAACCGTCAATTTCATTGCCTGACGACTTACTAAACAGCGCTTTACCATCCTTCAGTTTCGGATTGTTCTTAAGCAACGCAATCAGTGAATCAGCAGGAGCTTGAGCACAATTGCGCACCGCCTTTTGAACCTGAGCGGTTATGAAATCAAACTTATCGCTCATGATAAGTTCGCGGCTCACTTGGATTTCATAACCCAATGTAGAGAGCACCGCCGTATCACCAGAAGCTTTAAGCTTCACTTGGGTAAACTTACCGCCTTCGGTTTTCACACCAGGTTTACCAAGGTCATTCATGATCAGAATGTCATTGGTGCCAAACTTCATTGGTTGGCGTGTCACCAATGGTGCGTGCCATGATTCTAGATTCGCCACTTCATTAATGATCAACGCACCTACATGCGTTTCGATGATGTCGCCTAGTGAATGGGTGTTGTTAGTGAACGCATGAGCAACAAGCTTCTTCTTGCTCATTTGGGTTGCGTCTGTGTCACCCACGTAACCTGCATGAGCGCGCAGTGCTTCGGTGGCTGACATGTGGCGGTAAGGGTTGTCATCGTCCCAATTACACGCTTTAAGGCGAGCACCAAAGTAGTTGCTAAGGTGCGATTGGGCGTTACTTGCTGTCAGCGCTACTTGTTGACCTGCAGGTTTCGGGGATTGTGGCTCATTGCCTTCGGTATTGTCAGTTTGCGGCTCTAAGAACGCCAGCAACTTAACGCGCGCGGTTTCAATATCGCAATCCATATCATCCAAACACTCAGCCTTTAGCTTTTGGGCTTTCGGGTACTTGGCAAACAGCTGTGTGATGCCTGTTTTGCGTTGCTTTTCTTGTTTCTTAAATTCTTCTAAATCCATGATGGTGTTCTCTGCAGTTAGTTTTTCAGGGGAGGATTGGCTTTCATCATCAGCCGTTGGTGAATCTGGCGCGGTGGGTTCACCATCCTCGCCATTGTCTTGCCACATCGCGACAAGAGAATCAGGGGCGTTATACGCTTTTAGATTTTTTAGTTTGGGAGCGTTGAAATTAGACGCTTCTAACGGGTTGTCTGACTGTTCATAGATGCCTGTACACAAACCGTATTCAACGGCTTCGTTTGCACTTAACCAACAATCTGAATCCGCAATATCTGCTCGAATATCATCTTCACTTTTGCCTGACACTGAGGCGAACAGCTCGATCATTTGATTGTTAATGGTTTCGGCTTCATCAGCACGGGCGCGCATTTCAGCTGCAGTACCATAGGCGATACCATGACATTGATGAATCATGACTCGCGCAGTTGGGCGGATATAGCGCTTCTTACAGGCCATGAGCACAACGGAACTGATTGAGGCGCAGACTGAATCAACAATCCCTGTCACTTCACCAGGGTAATCTTTAAGGGCGGCATAAATCGCCATGCCCTCATCAACTTCACCACCATCAGTGTGAAAGTGAATGGTGAGGTCTTTACCATCATGCTTATTCAGCTCATGCAGCATTGTGCTAGCTGAAATCTCCCACTCGCCGATATAGCCATATAAAAAAAGCTTCACACCTTCAGCGGAAGCTTTTAGCTTGTACCAACTTTGGTCACCCTGCGGCGGTTTGCCTTGGGGTTTTAACTTACTCGTCTTTTTTGCCATCTTTGCTATCCGTTTTGTTTGTGGTTTCGTCAGCCACCATTGAAAGCAGTTCGGTGAGTTCCAAACGCTCCATTTCATCTTTTTCTTGCTTATACATCTCAAGAATTGAGCTCACATCCAAACCACGTTGAGCAAGTGCTAACGTCAGCGGCAGCATGCCAATTTCTTTGAGCATCTTGATTGAGGAAGCTTCCTTATAAGGGTCAATCCACGGCATGACTGGACCAGTAAAAGTGGCGTCATACAACGTTGACCAATCAAGGTCTTTAGGTGGGACAAGTGTTTTACTTAACGTGGCAGCATTAAGCCAACCTTCATAAGCAGGGCGCACATGCTGGCGAACCATTAAGGCACGTAAAATGATGTACCCCGCCCAGCGATCGATCATTTCTTGTCGCTGCGCTGAATATGATTTGTTGTAAATGCCTGTTACAGCTGAGTTGTTCGCACCAATCGTGCCAGTGACGCTGCGCTGTTGGTGCTGCATATACACATCAGCACTTTCAGCACCTTTGGCAGATTCAAGGGTTTCGAACTCATCATCAACATTGGCCTCTAATACGTTGCCATACTCAAAGCTCAATGGTTCGTCGTATTCATCCTCCGAACCTTCCCCGCCATCTTGACCAGGTACATAATTACCGCCCTTCTTTTTATGCACTAGCACAATTCGAGCGGCAACCAAACGACCAAGGCGCACAGCATCTTCGTACTCTTTGAGGTTGTGAATACTGAGCAAAGCAGGGGCTAGTTTTGAAATACCACGCAAGCCACCAATGCGAGTTTGCCAACGGGTATGTAACACGTTCTGAACTTCAACAAACAATGGCTTTTGAGTGAAGACGGTTAAGTCCGGCACAAAGTAATAACCCTTTGTTCGGTTGTATTCGCCAAGCTTAAAACCGTTAACGATGTTGTTTTTCTTGTCGTAAAGATCAGCGGGTATGTGGTCACACTCAAACGGCTCAATCCCAAAAGGCACATCACCCAAGTAATCATGACCGTCAAAGGCATAGATTCGAGAAAACATCTCGCCATCACGGACAATGCCACGGCAAATCAATTGCTCGCTGTCAGGTCTCGACGTTCGACCATCCATACACCAAGTGCGCGACGAGCTCTCATAAACTCTTTGAATCTGTTTCGCAAAATCAGTGGCTACAGTGCCGTCTTTTAGTTTGGGTTGAGGTTGAACTATCAGGCCATCAGCCCCAATCACGTTCTTAACCACCTCATCTAACGCCGTAGACACTATTGGGTAGTTTTCCTCAAACCATCGAGCTTGTTGAGCCAAAGGTAATTGACTGGTTTTTGCCAGTTCCTTAGCTAGCTTCTTTTCTCGCGGGGGACGTTTGCCCGTTTTCGGGGTTAAAGCTTCATAGTTGGCGTTGAGCTTCTTTCTCGCCGCCATGCGTGCTAGCCCTTTTTCGGGGTCACGGTAAGCAACGATTTTATCTATCAAATTCATGCTACCCATATCAAACCCTTGCTGCGTATTGGCGCGTTCGTCCACGTTTAGGATTTCTCAAAGCATCCAACTGAGTTTGTAACTCTTTAATGGTTCCTTGAACGGTGCTGAGATTCGCGCGCTGTAAATCCCGCTCATCTTCATCCTTGATACGTTGACCTTGCTCTAAGATTTCTTTTTCTGTGGCTTTATAACGAGCCAAGCGAGCTTCTAAATCTGCAATGCTGCTCATTAACTTAAACCTCTTGATATCACGCGCTTACGCTTACGTGGTTGTGATTTGGTGGTGTGTTCGCCTCGCTTCGAAACGTTCACATTTATGTTCAGTGGAGCCGCCCAATTAGGTGGCTTACTCCAATCAATTGCCATTGCTCGTGTATGCCAAAGCCCCGCAAAGGCGTATTGAGCATGGTCAAACGGCTCATTGTTCTTCCCTTTCGGGCAGTACCATTGGCCTTTGTCGTTCTTCTCTTCCGATAGCAGGCCGTTGTACCAATCCTGCTTAGCCCAAAATGGAGGACGAAAATAACGGGGGCTATCGCTTTGCTCATTCATCATTGATGAGTAAACAGAGCTTTTCACAACGTTTGAGTTAATGTTGAGTAGGGGAATATCGCCACGCGCCGCCATAGGGTGATCACTGGATGAGTCAGGCTCACTAATCTTTGTCCAGCCGTCCCACTCCTTTTCTCTAAATGCTCGCGGGTTACCCTTAAGCAATAGAAATCGATTTTCTAAACCTTTCTTCTGCAGTTCTCGATAGAACTGATAAGCGTGGAACGTGGTATTACCTTCGCCGTTCTCGTTATCTGAACCACCGGAATCACATAAGGTTAAGCGGGGGACTATGGTTAAATCAGTGCCGTCTATGGCGTACTCTTTATTGATCACCTTGTCGATGATAGGTAGCCAGTCATCAACATAAACATGAGGCTGTACTCGTTGAGGTTCGCCTGCTTCCGTTCTCTGCTCATTAAGTAGGATTTGAAAGCGGTCTATCGGCTGCCATTGGCACTGCTCAGAGAAAGCCGTCACCTGAACATCAAAGCGACTGTTTGCGCCGCCCTGTACGTCGATGGTTGCCAATAAGAAACGGGTATCTGCAGGGGCTACGCCTTGCGGTAGTTGGTAGTTAATCGCTCTTTCTTGTAGGTTTTCACCCGTCAATTCAGAATCAACCGCAATTGGTGTGTATGGCCTACCTATAGTGGTATTGAAGAACGCTTGGAGCTTTGACTCATCTCCAAACTTTTCATAATGCTCTACAGCCTTCTCATACTCTTCGACCATTTCAGACCAAACGTTAAAAGAAGCACAAACCCCCTCGAACCAGAATGAAGAACGAGCATTATCTGGCGGGGTAATGTCTAACCTCTTCCCTCTGTCGTCTATTTCTGACGGATAGAGATAATCGCCGGATAAATTAAGATCGAACTTACTGCTTGGAGGCAGCTGGTGATCACAATGGGGGCAGTAAGCATGAACACTTTTAGGGTTACCCTTTTCCCATTTCAGTAGTTCCCACTTAACATGAAACCAAGAATCACAACTAGGACACTGCCAAGACCAAACCTCACACGTTCCCGCATTGTAGAGCCCTGCCACACCATTTGCTCTTGGAGCTTGGTTAGGCTTTAAGCCTTCTTGATCTTTTATCGGCGTTCTGGATGGTGAAGCCTCAGCTATAGTCATTCCATCACTGCCGCTTTGTTTAGTACGCATAGCGCCACGGTGGAACTTGTCACCTTCGCTGCCGCCTGCGCCCGTCCCATCATCTTCTGAACGGTCATAATCGGTAAACACAACGAGCGCATAACCTTGAGCTGAAAGTGCATCATTGGTGGCTGAGTTAATGGTTACTGTTGCGTCATTTTTAAATCGCTTCCGCTCAATACCATCATCATGTCTGTTCGTGGTAAGCAGGTTTTTAATTGGGTCAGTATTCCGCACCATACGGCCTAACTCTTTATCAGAGTAACCACGGGCTGTTTTTTGAGATGCAAAGATCAACAAAATATCATCGCCATATTGCCAAACGCGATAAAACACCAAACCATCTAATAGAGTTTTGGTTTTGGTTGAACGTGCAGAACCCATCAAGGCAATTTCTCGGCAAACTCGGCTCACAGCGCGTGTTAATGGTTTGCGCATGTAAGGCGCTATTTCCGAATCGAACTTAACCATTCCGCCTGCGTCTGCGATATATAGATATTTATCACACGCTTCAACGGGTCCAATATCTTCAACATCAAGAACTCTTAGGGCTTCGGCAATAGCGTCACTCATTGTTGCGTAGGCCATCAGCGTACTCCTGTGCCGTTCTTGTTATCTCTTTCATGATCACAGAGACCTTTTTATCAAAGCGCTCTGAATCTCTAGCGCTCCATTGATCACATGTTCGCTCTGCTTCGGTTGTGATTTGTCGGGCTTTCTTTCTCAAGATTGAAAACAAGCCAGCAAAGACAGACACCACTTCATCAACTGGCAGTAATTGACCTTCTTCTGAGTTACGTTTCTGTTGCTGAGCTAAAGCCATTTCGTGCTCTTTGAACTCTTTCATAGAGCCGTAGACATAGAGAAGCTCTTTTATTTCTTCAACTTTGCTATCGCTTAGCGTCCGATTTCGACGCCTGCTTAGTTTCTTCTGCTCAACCAAATACGGCGCAAGGTCTTTGCATTCGAAAACATCATTCCCGCGCCTGTCTTTTCCACACGGTTTAATGTCGTTTTCTTCAATCACCTTCTTGATTGTGTTGGGTGACTTCTTCCAATAGTTCGCCGCCTCCGATTTGTTCATTGCGTACTTGGAGGTCATAGAGAGCGCCTCCTATGCGTAAAACGTGAGGCATAAAAAAAGCCACTTCAAACGAAGTGGCTTCTATGCATTGGGTGAATACCTTTATTTTTCAGTAAATTGGAAATGTATACTACTAATAATATACATTTCCAATTTACAGGCATAAAAAAGCCGCACTTAAGCGGCTTCTTTATAACTCTGAATCGTCGTAGACCATATAACAGTAAACTGTTAGTGATGTGTTCCCCGTCAGGAACCCCCGATCGCCCTATTCTCGACAGCAAAGCTGACTGGTCGGGCTCGTCTTGTGCACATCACCGCGTATTCAAAATATTTACTAGTTAATGCTCGCAATGAAATACTATGCAGAGTATCCGTTACAAGGGTTATATTTATCCTACTCGACCAGTTGCGGTGTGCGAATCTCTTACAACAGAGTCAACATTATTATATGACAGTGGCGTCAAAATTCAACACCTGATATTGTTCTTCGCCTAACTCATTAAAATATAAAGCCGATGCCAGCATTTACCCTAGAAAAGTCAGACAAAAACAAACCCGCCAAAGCAAATGACTATTGGCTTGTTGATGATTCTAGAGACTGGGCGTATATCGGTGATCCTCTCGCAACCAAATTAGGCATAAAGCCATACACCCCCATTCGACTAAAGCATGGTAATGAGCGTACATTTGGCGCTCGCCACATAGCTAAACGTCAAAGAGCAAACAGCGTAAAGGCGCTAGTAGAAAAGTTTACCCCAAAGAAAGATCACGGGAAAATTGCAACTACAAACACCTACGCCCAAGAATATCTATGGCTCAAACTTGGGCACGGCGGCACCGTCTATTCTGATTTAGATAATATCGATAAGTCCGTGTTTACTTTACGAACAAATCCTAACAGCCTGCTTGTTCTCGAAAAACAGTATTGCAGGTTAGACAATATTGAATATCTTTCGGTTACCAGCCTTTATGAAGTAGGTAGAACAGGTTCCAAACACCTAGATGGCGACAAGCTAGGCACTTACGTTAGCACTAGCCGAGCTGACAGATTCCAGAAACCTTAAATGTTTTCTTCGGTGCGCTTCATATAGTCACCGTAATCAATACTGCGCCACCACTTGGCGTACAGCTTAGCGCGAGCTATGCGCTTTTTCGGCACGCTTCCTACGTTCGCTAGCACCCATGCGCCTGCAACAATAAGAGATAGTGTTGGGTTACTGGCTAGCTGAGCATATTTGATCAGCTTTAAGTCCATGCCGAACGCTTTGAGAATTTCTTTACGGTATTCATAGAAGCCGTGATGCTTCTGCATAAGCCCAAACTGACAGTGCGAGATTGAGCACACACCACCAAACTGGCTTTTCATTTGGCCTGCGTTCGATTCAACCAATGTGATTTCGTATAACAAACGTCCAAGGTTACGCACACCAAATGCGCGACCTACAAGAAAACAAGCATCTTTAAGATGCGAAGGGGATAAAGCGCCATGTTCCATTTACCTAGCTCCGTTACTGGTGCAACTGATCGCAACGCCAAATAATTAGCATTGTGGTGATTATTATTGTTTTGCCTTTCTTGGGGTGAACGAACCCGCACACGATTAAATGTGTAAATGTATATTACTGGTGATATACACTTATGCAGTGTTACCGATAATTGCCTTTCAGTAGGCTCGATTACCAGTCGAGAAAGGGAACCAGCAAGTTACCAACGTTGAAAATGATTAGGCTTGTTTACCTAACCCCCTAATAGAAGGTTCCCTTTTGGCAAACTTAGAAAGCAAAAAAGCCCGTAACAACCGCTTGGGTTATCACTAGGCTTTTATGTCTGAATAAGTTTGTTTGATGCGCTAAACCCATCGGGGCAAGCTGATGTGATTTGTATGTGCATTTTGATGACCTTTTAAAGTTACTTAAAGCCATCCAAGGTTTCCAATCTTGGGTGGCAAGCCAGAACGAGGTTGGAAACTACCGTCAAAATGCAAACGGCCTGCCGAAGCAGCCCCGCCCTAGCTCACCATAGAATAGATGTGCGCAGACGCACAGCGTAACGCTGTGGCATTTTGAGTCGTTCGAGGTTTCCAATCTCGGCGTTGGATTTTGCCAACACCCCGACATTGTCATAAATGCACATATGCATGTCAACGGTTATACGCCCTTTTTAAAGGCTTGCTGAGCAACAAACTTGATTATATGAATATGACCAAGCGCACCAAAGATGCCATAAACCACCGTTTGACTGTAAGACATTCCTTGCATCAACCCCAAATGCCAAGAACCGAACGCTAATGCAAACGCGATAAACAGCTCAGCACAGAACACTTTGGGCGAGATCTTTTCTGATTTTTTCAATAGTACGCCTAACCTGGCAATGATAAAGACTGCAACAAACAACAAAAAGCCGTTTGTCTCTTTGTTATCTGTAAACATAAAGCACAACCTGATTAGTTTTAATGTTTGAGAAATGACGGCATAAAAAAAGCCCCTCGCAAATGCTAAGGGG